GATGTGTTCTTTGTTGTCTTGACACCATTGCTTGTTGTATTGCTTGTTGTGTTCTTTGTTGTCTTGATAGTGTTGCTTACGGTATTGTTTTCTGTATTCTTTGTTGTCTTGATAGTATTGCTTGTCGTATTCAGCCTTACACGCCTTACATTGGTTTTTGCCTTTATAGTACTCACCAATCGGCTTCACTTCGCCACATGTGATACAAGTCTTATTCATTTCTTATTTCTGAAAGCTTCAGCAAGAACTCTGAGTTCTTCCCATCTAGGGGCTGTCTTATCTTCGCTATTCTCTCTTTTTAAATCTTGAAGATTGCGTCGGACACCAGCACAAATGCCACTCTTAATACAAACAACAGCCCTATATGCATCAACAGAAGTCCATCCTCCTCTATCGTAAATGTATTCTTCTTCGTGATTAGGATCTTGGGCCCAATATTTTGTTCTAAAAATATTACTCTGAATAAGCCTATGCGCTACTTCATCAGTTGAGTTGCTTGTTTGCCATACCTTAATAAACTCTGCATATTCTTCATGTGTTCGTTTTAGTGACATCTTGTTCTCTCTCTTCATAAAAATCTGAAGCTTTTCCTTCTCGCTTATCAAATTTACGGATGATCTCTTCATCCATAATCTCATAAACTCTATTTCGAAATACTTCTTCTTCCATCTTCTTTGCCCAACTGCCTGGTTGAAATCTGACAGTGTTACCATCAGCCATTTCCATCGTATACCACGAACCAGCACTAGACAAATATTTTGTGCCTTTAACTGCCTCAAAAAGACTTTCATCGTCTTGAATGCCTACGTTGTCCACTCCCCACAATATCTTGAAAAAACAGTTTCTTCCTTGTGTTCCAAAGCGAGATTTCTCTAGTTTTACCTTAACCTCTGAACCAATTCTGAATCCATTTTCATCTTCAACAAACGCAGATTTTGCTTTCCTTCCTGTTAGCCAAATGCGCAGCGAATACGAATAATGCATTGCTTTGCCACCAGGCGTCATATATGGCGTTGTCATCGCTGTGACTCTCGCGGCTGGGCCGCTGGTGATATTTGCCTTTAATTGATTCAACACCAAAAAGGTTGCTTGCTTGTCGGCAATCGGAATGATCAACTTTGACATACCCTTCGCCAAAATGCGTGCTTTCACTGCCATCGATGATTGAGGGTTAAAATCCCCTTCAATATCAGAGATCGCGGGAGTTAATGCCAGAGAATCCCAGACAAACAAAATTCGTTCTTCCGTCGCACCCAGCAACTCTTCGATTGTCTCTAAAACGAACTCGACAGAGGATGCTTGGATGTACATTAGTCGCTCCAGGTTGCACCCTGTCTGCTCCAAAAAAACTGGATCGATAGCAGACTCAGAGTCAAAATATACAACGAGCATATCCTGTTTCTGAGCGTTTGCTGCTATCTGTGCTGCCATGTAAGATTTACCAGAACTATTAAGTCCAGCAATTTCTGTAATCTTACCAACAGGAATTCCAGCAAGCTTGCCTTTGCAGGTAATAGAATCTAACCAGCGCGAACCTGTGGAAATCCATTGTTTTACTTCTGTTGGATTCTCTCCAGTTAAATCATGGGCTACGTTTCTGCCTGCTTTCTTGTTGACGATTTTCATCAAATCATGCATTGATACTCTGCCAGGTTTTGTTGCTGCTTTTCTAGCCATTTATTCCTCCTTTAAAAATGTGAAACACCTGATAACCCTGTGCCTCCCTGTGGGGGATGATATCATCCTACGTAAATAAGTTGCCGAATCTTCCCAATAGCTCTATAGTTCTATACGCAAAGCCCTCCAACTTCTCATAACGGCTATCGTCATATGATTCATAAAGTGCTAGCACGTGCGTTATGACGAAAAGTCTTATGAGTGTTTGCTCTTCTTTTGATGCATTAATATAATATTTCGAGACAAAATCGCTCGTTTCATTTATCGACACCTTCATTGATCCTTCATTTATATCATAAGAAAAAGGGATATTTCTAGCTACCGGTCCGAATGGGACTATCTCATATTCAGGCAGTAATCGGCTTTTTTTACCGCCAGATCCGGGTTTTCCATTTCTACCTTTATTTTTTATCGGAGGTGTACCGCCACCTCCGTTATTTTTACTACCAGAGCCACGTGCTTTTGGTAGTTCAGACGGGGATTCGCGAAGTATTGTTTTAAAAAAATCCTCCGTATTCTCATTTATCTTCTGTGTAGACTCTGGAGTCATTTTCGATTTATCTCTAATTTTCTTATCCATTTCTACTCTGAAGTTTTTAATACAACCAAGTTGATCAACTAAAGTTTGTGGAAGTTTAACACGATTCTTAAATGCCGAAGTACCGAAAACAGAATCCAGAGCAGCCGGGTATTCAATCTCTACACGAAGAGGATTAAGGATCGAATGGCGATTTGGCCACAAAGCGCAAGAAGCAGAATGTGAAATAATCCTATTTTCTCGTGAAAAATATATACCTTGCTTTTTGCCGGCGCCTGAACTCCTTCCTTTTAATTTCTCCAAATCCAAATACACCATTCTAACAATGATAGTATGTTGGTTGCCGTGTTCATCTGTGCGTGAAAGTGTTTCTCTTCTTTTCTCAAGAACCGCTGGACTGCCCCAATGCAATGGATCACGGGGTTCAACTGGTGTGTTGGAATGTATTTCTTTAACATTATTAGAACTAGTCTCAACGGATATCTTCATCTTAGAAGACAATCTATTGTGATATGTTTCTCCAATAGCTTTAAGCATGTCGTTTCTAATATCGTGTGGGCGTGTTCGCTCTAAATCAAGAATATCTTCAAGAATGACTACAGTGCCGCTATTATCACAATATTCTGAAAACATTTCCCAATGGTCGGGAGTTGGATCCAATCGATACACATTTAGTGGATCTTCTGGTTGCACTTCATGGCATTGAACAAGCAACTCCCCTATTTTTGTTTTCGTAAGAACTGTTTTCTTTCGAGCCAGCTTAAAAAAAGCAGCCGTACCACCAGCACCAAACTTACCAATATCACCATTAGAATGGTAGTTAGCTGCTGCAAATGTAAATGACTTATCCAACTGTTTGCCATCCATCCCGTATCCATTATCAACAATGATAAATCTTGCAAGCTTACTCTTTTGATTCTTATTAGGTGAATCAATAATAAGTCTTATATCTGACGCGTCAGCATCCACAGAATTATCTATTAATTCCATAAACGATTCTTTCATTGTACCTCCAAGCGCACCAACGACATGGCTGTAGAGATGATTCGGATCGGATGATATATCTCGTCTGTTATATTCTATTGTTTTTTGTTTTTTCATTATATTCTCCTTTATATTGATATTATATTCCAATCGCTATGATTGAAAATGAAAAACATTTATTAAAAATATGAGGCACCTGATAACCCTGTGCCTCCCTGTGGGAACAAATCTAGACTATTTTCCTGCCATTAATTCATTAAACGCTCGGTCAACTTCGCTTTTTCCGTCAGCGGGACCATACTTGGCAGTCTCAGTTGAACGCTCTTCGGCAGTTTTGTCGCCAGCTAATTGTTCATCGAGAATCGCGTCGATCTGTGTGGAAGAAAGACGCTCGAAAAGAGAGTCAAAATCAGGCATACGATCAAGGAGGGCGGGGATCGCTTGCTCATCTTCCAACAGAGCCGATGTATTACGACGCATTTTTAGATTTGTCTGAGGGTAAGCACCGGGCTTAGTAGGCTTAGTGTAAGTAAGAGTGATATCAGTACCCTCAGAGGTATCTGTGACATCACCATATTCTGGATCAAGAATGTATCCCAAAAGCAATTCATAAGCTTGCTTCCCATAACCATATACCTTGATTCCTTCACTCTCTCTGCCGCGAACGACGACAGGTGAGAAAAAACGAGCACGAACAAAAAGCGACTTAGCCAACTTTTTACTCTCCTCGTCATTGTTTTGTGTACCTTCACGCCATAATGAAGACGCAAATTCGCAAATTGGGCAATTGTCGCCAAAATTACGTTTCGGACACATAATACCTCCGCGATGATCTCCAACGTTATAGTGGAAAGACACCTCTTTCAACGGATCGCCATCTGCAGTAGGCACGATACGAATATCAGTGTCTCCTTCATCTGGGCGAAACCAGACAGATGTGTTATCGCCGGTATTCTCTCCTCGCAATGTAGCGAGTTTCTTTTTCATTAGTTCCATATTGATTCCCATAATTTATCTCCTTTTTTTGATGTTTATGAGTTCGCAACAAGCGTTCCTTGTTACTTTATTATAAAACACTCAACGTAGCATGTCAAGCGTTATTTTGGATTGCATTGGTGTGGCTAATGCAAAAGCCAAAGTCTTGTTCTAGTGATGTCTCGTATATAGCATACGAGATTTTCCGAAAAGCATTTCTCGGCTTTTCTTTCAAAATATTCACCAACTTCTTGTGAAGCCCTCCTTCTTCTCTCATTCGTTTTTCGTTTATACACATATAATAACACAACTCTCTATCGATGTCAAGCGGAAAGCACCACTTTTCTTCAAGAGTTTTCATATTCAACATTGCAATCGATCTAATACGATTAATCTCAGATGGCTTTGAAACTTGTCCGATTTCTGGTTCTGTATGTTCAAAGAAATTTAAATAATGCATTGTCGAAAAAATCGAACTGTTCAAGGTATCATAATAATCCTTAACTGGAACGTTTTGTAGTATGTTTTCCAAATTTAAATTCGAAAACAAAGTAATGGAGTTTAAAAGCCCAGAACGAGCATACTCTTGTAAAATACCAAAAACAGCTTTTTCAATCAATCGAGGAACACCAGTAAGCAACTCAGTGTCAGGTTTAATATAAAAAACATTTACCTTTTTATCTTTAATTTGTTCAAGTATCCCAAGAGCATAATTTGAACTATACGATGCCCCCATAACAATAAACTGCACATCATTATCAATGTCTTTGAAGAACTTTTTAACATTCGGAATGTTCTCTTCATATTCCTCTGGCTTGTCGTATTTCTTCAATTTAAACTTATACTTAGATGCGCGTGATACGTTACTGTTCATTAAATACACATTATAATTTGATGTATCAGCAAACTTCTCTGCGATAGCAGACGCCGCATTTCCTAATCCAATAATTGATATCATAATTTAAGATCTTCTAACTCTAAATAGTTCTTACCAGCCTTCAAATTAACTAAATAATTGCCCAATCGATTTTCTGAAAATACCTTTTTAATATCAACAATATAATCACGCTCATCGTCGGTAACATCCAATACAATTTCGTCATGGACAATATGCGAAATGAATGATTTCTTACCGATTAATAATTCATCAATTTGAACAGCTTTTTCCAATACCAAATCTGCCGTTGTGCTCTGCACGAGATAGTTTAGCGCTTTCTTCTCTCCAACCATCAATTTACGGCCAAAGGGCGTTGTAACGCTACCATCGGCATACCATCTGTCAAGTGCTTTATTTTTATCGTATTCTCTGCTTTTAATGTCATTCGAATCTGGATTATATAGCCACGCAAAGAATGTCGTCTTCACCTCTTCCCTTGTTAGAGTGCGATTACCAAATACATTTTTCATATTCCAATCATGAATATCCTCTTGTGGTTGCGAATCGCCACACAGTGCCAGAAATGTCCTCACTTCGGCGCCATTGTAATCTAGCGAAATAAACCAGTCATTCTTTGGCTTAATCAACTTCCGCATTTCTTTCATCATCGTGAGAATAGGAAAAGAACCAGGAGCAGTGGTTAATCTGCCTGTCACGGTGCCGAAAAGATTGTAATCGATGTATCGTTTTCCATTGAGCAATTTTTTGATTTTTTCACGAGCATACGAATTATAAAACAACGTTTTACAGTCCTTATTGTTAACTTCCAAATCTTGATATTTGATTTTGTACAACAATTTTGCTAGCTTATCCAAATGATCATAGTTTACTGGTTTTTCAAAGTTTTCAAAAACGTGCTTTGTTATCTGATTCTTTGCTTCACAAAACTGCAGCAAAAAGTCATTCGGAACTAAATCAAAAAAGCAATGTTCGTGCAAATTGATCCTACCGATTCGAAATGAATTCAGATACGCCACAAAACGGCGCTGGAGTCTTTTGAAATCATCAAGCATATCCGCTGAACATGCCTCTTCTAAAGACAAACCAGAACACAACAATGAAGCATACTCCACGTTTGGATCTATGATGGATCCTGTGTATTTCCAGGTTTTTGTTAGATTTGTTGGAATATCGTCAAAGTGTAACTTACCATCGACATATATACCGACACATTCCGATTTATCATCCAACGTTTGAAATATCAAGGTTCCTCCGC